ACAGTTGATGGTATATTTGGAATGGCTACTCATGAAGCAGTAATTACATTTCAAAAAAAATCTAATCTCCTTGCTGATGGTGTAGTTGGTCCTATAACATGGAATGCTTTACTTGGTGAAGGAGATACTGATTTAACTAATGATGACTATGAGTATTATCCTATATCTCAAGGTATTACAGTTAATGGTAAATGGATTCCTAACTATTATCCTGGACCAGTAACTAAAAGGTGGATGATATTACATCATACTGCAGGTTGGGATAATCCTTATGAAACAGTTAAGTTTTGGGAAAAAGATACTAATACAGTAGCTACTGAATATGTACTTGGTGGTAAACATCCTCAAAAAGGTGACTTAGGTTATGATGGTAGAATGATTTGTTGTTTACCTAAAGGAGCTTATGCTTGGCATGCATCAGCAGGTAATACTGTAATGCATAGAGAAGCATTAGGTTTAGAAATTTGTTCTTTTGGTGGATTACACAAAGGTGGATATTATCAGGGAAGTAAATGGATAACTAAAAGTCCTAATGCATTTTATGCTTGGCCTGGAGTTGAAGTAAGTCCTGACCAAGTAGTTGACTTAGGATATATGTATAGGTTTAATCAATACTTTCATAAGATATCTGATAAGCAGATTGAAGAAACAAAGAATTTAATTTATTATGTACAAGATTTATATGGGATAAATCCTAAGAAAGGATTGTATGAAATGATTAAGAGTAAAGGTGTTAAATATGCATTTGATTTTTGTAATCTTGCAGAAATAGAAAAGAACCCTGGTATATATACACATGGTAATGTATTTGCAGGAAAGAATGATATATTTCCACAGCAAGAATTAATTGATATGCTAATGTCATTAACATAAAGAATATGGTAGAAATATTTGAAATGCATAACTCTCATGTAACCCCTGTCAAAGAGTTACTACTTATATACCCATTTAGTGAGATATGGAATAGAGATAAATCTAAACATAAAGAAACAGCTATCAGAGAATTTTCTTATATTTGTTTCTCAGTTTCTCCAAAGAAGACAAATCCTTATGCTGGGTATCATGTTGATGTAAAGAAAAGTAAGATAGTACAGGGGTTATGGAAAGATGAAGAATGGACTCCTGATGAATTAGTAGAGGAAGCTGCAATGGTATATGGAGAATGGTTAATGAATGCTTCTCCATCTATGAGGTATTATAATGCTGTTAAAAGTGGTATAGAAGAAACTATTAACTTTTTTGAGAATGTTGATTTTAATGAAAGAACAGATAAAGGAATACCTGTGTATAAAATTGGAGAAGTTATTGCTGCATTAAAATCTGCTAATGAAGTACTTAAATCAATGACTGATTTAAAAGATAGAGTTGAGCAGGAGTTGTATGAAAGTTCTAAAACAAAGGCAGGCAAAGAAATTAATCCATTTGAAAAATAATATAAACTTTAAGTTATGAAAAACAAATTATTAGAAGCATTTGATGATATTAGACCATCAATAAAATCTACACCTTCTGAATATTCTAAACCTATGGATATGGGTATGACTATGTCTAAAGATTGTAGTGGATTTATATCTATGCTTTTTAAAGCTAAAGAAGATGCTCACATTACTCATATTGAACAAAGAAGTAGAGCATTAGCTCCACATGAAGCTCTATCTATTTTTTATACTGGGTTAGATGAAAGATTAGATACTTTTGCTGAAACAGTAATGGGAATACATGGTCAACTTACACTTTCATTTTCTGCTAGTGCTATGTCTAATCCTTTATCATATATGCAGAATCTTTATGCTCAAGTTACTAAAGAAAGAAATATGTATGAAGAAGGATGGATTCAAAATCAATTAGATGAGATTCTTCAACTTATAGCACATACTATTTATAGGTTAAAGTTTGTAACTACTGCACCTGGACAATAATGAGTAAACTCCAGTCTATAAGAAACCCTGATGGTATTTGGGTAAATACAGAAGTGTTTAGAGAAGAAGCTAGACACTTTGAAAAGTATGGATATTATTGTCCTGACCCTTGGGGTTCTCCTTCATGGCAAATATATTGGGAAGAACAATTTAGAAGGACAGTTGAAGGATATGAAGTAGGAGGAGTTAAGATAACAGGTGACCATTATTTTTACATGAACTTCTGTCCTATTATGAGAGTTGAGAAAGGAGCATCAGGTAGGAAGGCAAAAAAGTTAAGTGGATTTCCTGACTTTTGGGATGGTGATTATAATTACTATTGGGCAACTGAAATAGCTTATAATGGACTAAGTAGAAATACATTTGATGGTCTTCAATTAGAAGTAAAAGTAGAAGATGAGTTTTTAGATGGTGGTAGACATATTATAGTAGGTAAATCTCGAAGAAAAGGTTATTCATTTAAGAATGCAGCTAAGGTAGCTAATATATATAATAGTGTTAGAAACTCTTTATGTCTTATTGGTGCTTTTGAAAAGAAGTACTTATATCCTGAAGGAACTATGGGTATGGTTACTGACTATCTTAACTTTCTTAATGAGCATACTGGGTGGAGAAAGAATAGAGATTACATTGATAAACAAGAACATAGAAAGGCATCATATAAAGAAGTGTTGAATGGTGTAGCTATTGAGAAAGGTTATCAGTCACAAGTTATAGCAGTAACTTTTAAAGATAATCCAGATGCTGCCAGGGGTAAAGATGCTAAATATGTGTTGTTAGAAGAAGCAGGTAAGTTTCCTAACCTTAAGGATTCTTATATGGCTACTGAACCTACACTAAAAGCAGGTAAGTTTATAACAGGACAGATACTTATATTTGGTACAGGTGGTGATATGGAAAGTGGTACAGTAGATTTTGCTGAAATGTTTTATGACCCAGCAACTTATAATTTAATGCCATTTACTAATGTATGGGATGATAATGCAGAGAATACAAAGTGTGGATTCTTTCATCCTGTATTTTGGAACATGGATGGTTTTTATGATAAGCAAGGTAATTCATTAAAGCAAGAAGCTATTGATTATGAGATAGAAGAAAGAGAAAAGATATTAAAGAATTCATCTAATGGTACAGGAGTTATTCAGAAAAGAGTACAGGAATATCCACTCAAACCAAGTGAAGCTTTTCTTACTGTATCTACTAATGACTTTCCAATTACTGAACTTAGAAATAGATTGAATATTGTAGAGAGAGAACAGATATATCATAAGAAAGGACAACCAGTATCACTTATAAGAAATGAAGAAGGAAAAGTAAAAGCAATACCTGACCTTAAAAATGAGTTAGCACCTGTATGGCATTATAAACCAAAGATTCTTGACCTAAGTGGTGCACCTGTAGTTTATGAATATCCAGTAGCTAACCCACCTAAAGGATTGTACAAGATAGGATATGACCCTTATCAACAAGACCAAACTTCAGGTGTATCATTAGGTGCTGTATATGTTTACAAAAGTAATAATGAGTTTTCATTTTCAAGACATAAGATAGTTGCATCTTATGTAGGTAGGATGAAAACAGTAGATGATACTCATAGGATAGTAGAGATGTTAGCAGAACTTTATAATGCAGAGATAATGCATGAGAATATGATTAGAGATGTCAAAGGATATTTTGAAAAGAAGAGAAAGTTACACTTATTAGCTGCTCAACCTGATGCTGTTATATCTAAGACTATAAAGAATTCTAAAGTAGCAAGGGTGTTTGGTATTCACATGAATCCTGAATTAAAAGATGCAGGAGCTAAATATATAAAGCAATGGTTATTACAAGAAAGAGATGTAGATGAGAATGGAAATATAATTCTCAACTTAGATACTATTGAAGACCCAGGACTTTTAGAAGAACTTATACTTTATAATAAGAAAGGAAACTTTGACCGAGTAATGGCATTTATGATGATAATGTTTCAATTAGAAGAAGAAGGTGAAAAAAAATATGAACAGAATGAGGAGAACAAATCAGCAAAGTATTTATTAAACAGTTACAAATCATGGTTTAAAAATTCTAACTCACATCAACTAATATGATAACTACAGAAACAGCAGCAAGTGTTGGTATGCCTAAACATAGGATAACAAGAGCACAAAAAAATGCTGATAATAAACATTGGTACAAAGCAAACTTAGACTTCTTAGATAAGAGGTCATTCTCACAAGTAGGTTTTAATGGATATGGTTTTGATACATTTGATACTAATGGTGTATCTGATTATAAAAGAATGAAAGTTAATTATGACTTGTTTAATAACATTATTAACATTAGAGATTTTGAATATGTAATTAGACCATTTGGGGCACAAAGTGGAGAGTTACCTGCTAACTTTGTTAATAGAGATATTATATCTCCAAAGATAAAAGTGCTGTTAGGTATGGAAATGAAAAGACCATTTTCTTGGAAAGTAATGGCAGTTAATGAAGAAGCTACTACAAGAAGAGAAGAACAAGAATTTAAGATGATTCAAGATTATGTTATTCAAGAAATAATGAAACCTATTAGAGCAGGTATTGAACAAAAGAAACTTGCAGAATTACAAGGACAAGAACCCACTCCTGAACAAGTACAACAAATACAACAACAAATAGAACAAGAAACTAATGCTATGACTCCTGAAGAAGTAAGGAGATATATGCAAAGAGAACATCAAGACCCAGCAGAAGCATTAGCACATCAACTATTAGAATATTTAGTACAAAAAGAAAATGTAGCTACTAAATTTAATCAAGGATTTAAACACTTATGTATATCTGCTAAAGAAATATTTTGGGTAGGTATTCTTAATGGTGAACCTGCAATGTCTGTAATAAACCCTCTTTATTTTGATTATGATAAATCACCTGACCAAGAATTTATTGAAGAAGGTGAGTGGGCAGTATGTGTATATAGACTTTCTCCTGCTCAAGTTGTAGCTTACTTTGGAGATGAACTTAGTAATGCAGAAATTGATAAAGTATATTCTCTTTATACTCAAAGTGCTAACCATGTTACTGACTCATCATTTACTTTTAATGTAAATAAAGAAGATGAAGGTTGGACTGTAAGAGTAGTACATGCTACTTGGAAAGCACTTAGAAAAATAGGGTTTCTTACATTTACAGACCCTAATGGAGAAGTGCAAGAAAGAATAGTTGATGAAGGATATGTACTAAATAGAGAGCATGGTGATATATCTTGTAAGTGGGAATGGATTCCTGAAGTATATGAAGGATATAAAATAGGTAAAGATATTTATGTAAATCTAAGACCTGTACCTGGACAGTTTAAAGATTTAAATAATCTTTACCATTGTAAACTTCCATATATAGGTGCTATTATGGATGCTACTAATTCATTACCTACTTCTTTTGTAGATAGAATAAAAGCATATCAGTATTACTATGATATCATTATGTATAGAATAGAATTATTAATGGCATCAGATAAAGGCAAGATACTTATGATGAACATTGGTATGATTCCTGAAAGTGCTGGTATAGATACTGAAAAATGGTTATATTTTTTAGAGAGTTCTAAAATAGGATTTATGAATCCTAATGAAGAAGGTAATAAAGGTGACTATTCTATACCTAATGCTGTCAAAGAAATAGATATGTCTTTAGCATCTGATATTCAAAAGTATATTCAACTTGCTGAGTATATTGAAAGAAGAGCTGGAGTATCTATTGGTATTCCACCAGAAGCTGAAGGACAAATTGGACCAAATGCTGCTGTTACTAATACTAAACAAACAATGGTTCAGAGTTCTCATATATTAGAACCTGTATTTGAACTTCATAATTATGTTAAAAAGAATGTACTTCAAAGATTAATTGAAGTTGCTAAGATAGCATATAGTGAAAAAGAAAATCAAAAGTTATATTATATCTTAGATGATTTTTCAAGACAATTGATTAATATTGATTCAGATATGCTTGATAACTCTACTTATGGTATCTTTGTTTCAAATTCATCTAAAGCACATGAAGCTAAAGAACTTGTTGCACAACTTGCTCATGCAGCAATGCAAGCTGCTAAGATTGATTTGTCTGATGTCATTAAAGTAATTAGAGCAGAAGGAATACAAGAAGCTGAAGAAATGCTTGAAACATCAGAATCTAAGAAGAGAGAAGAATTACAACAACAACAAATGCAGCAATTAGAAAAACAACAGGAAATGCAGCAACAAGCTTTACAAGCAGAAAAAGAAAAGATGGCTTTTGAAAGAGAAACTGAATTGATGATTGAAAAATTAAAAACAGAAAGAGAGATACAGAAACAAACTATTATGTCTATGGGATTCTCAATAGATAAAGATTTAGATAAAGATGGAGAACCTGATGTAATGGAAGTAGCAAGAAAAGGAATGGAAGCTCAAATTAAAATGAGAAAGCAAGATTTAAATGAACAAGAGTTTGAGCATCAAAAACAAGTAGATAGACAGAAACTAGAAATAGAAAAGAAAAAAGTTGACAAAAAAAGCAATTAAGAAGTTTTTAAAAACTTCAGAACAAAACTTAATAAAACTTAATTTTAAATCTTAAATTTGTATCGTTATGAGTATTGAAAAAGAAAATGAAGCAGGTCTGATGGATTTTAGTTGGGATAATTCAGAAGACTTTTTTGGAATGTCGAATGAACCCAAAGAAGAACCAGTAGTTAAATCTTCTCTTAAAGAAGTTGGTGGAGAAGATGATTCTTCAGTAACTAATTTAGATTCTAAAAAAGAATCAGAACCTGAAAAAGAAGTAGATAACTTTTTTGATGAAGATGATGAAAATGAAAGTTCAGAAAAACAATCGTTATCATATTCAAGCTTGTATAAGAATCTTAAACAAAAAGGAGTTATCTCAATTGAAGTTGAAGATGAAAGTGATATTGATGAAGAAACGTTTATTCAGATTCAAGAAGAAGAAATAGAAGCAAGAATGGATGAAACCATTAAAGCTTTTATGGATGAACTTGATAATGATGCAAAAGCATTTTTAAGATTTAAAAGAGAAGGTGGAGATACTGCTCAATTTTTTAAACTATATAATGAATACACATCTATTCCTACTCCAATTAGAGGAGATGAAAAAACTGAAGAAAAGTTTTTGAAACATTATTACAAAAACTATGAAAACTTAGATGATGATGATATTGAAGATAAGATTGAATGGTTAAAAGAAACTGGTAAAATTTCTAAATATGCTCATAAGTATTATGAAGGTATTGAAGAGCAATTAGAAGAAAGAAGAGAAGAAACTGTAAAAAGACAGCAAGAAATGCAGAAGCAACAAGAAGAACAAAGAAAGCAATATGTAAGAGATTTGAAAAGCCTAATAGAAGATAATGTTCAAATAAAAGATTGGTCATTAACATCAAAGGATAAAAAAGATTTGCATGGGTATATGACTAAGGCAGCAGTCAAAATAGGTGAAAATCAATTTCTTACACAGTTTCAGAATGACTTACAACAAGCTTTTAAAGATAAAGAAAAAACTGTTTTACTAGCTAAGTTACTATCTAATGATTTTGACTTAAGTGATTTAAAAGAAAAAGCAAAAACAGAATTAGTTAGAGAAACAAAATCAAAACTTTCTAATTCAAAAATTACTCCTGTTAGCAATAAAGGTTCTCGCAATAAAGGGTTGATAGATTACTTTTAATTATTAAACAAAATTATTTTTAAAAAATGGCACAATTAAATAATAAGTTAGTTACTAAACAAATGCCATGGCATGCTAATATGACTGACCTCAATCACTTGGGTGCAGCTCTTATTGCAAAGCCACATGTATTTGAATCTGTTATGACTAAGCTATTTTCAGCTACACGTTATTCAGATAATCCTATGACTTACATCTTGTCTATGACAGGTAAAGAAGAAGAGATTACTTCTAATGAATGGGAATGGGGTTTGAGAACAGGTAATACTAGACCACTTGTTGTGGTTGAAAATGTAGAACCTGCTACTAATACTACTCCTGGTAAATTCAAACAAAACTTCAAACTTAAACTTGATGAAAACTGGTTTGTTCCTGGTGATGTTCTTCACCCTGGTACTACTAATAAAAAGTATCAAGTGAGAGTACAAGAAGAACCACAAAGACATGGTAAAGGTTGGGTTTACACAGTTCGTATTATGTCTGATAATCCTGCTGATTTCCTTCCTGTAACTTATCTTACTCCTGGTACTCAATGGGCAAAATTGTTCTCTCAATATGAGGAAGCAGGTGAGCAAAGTGGTTCAACTCAGTACTCACTTCCTATTACTCTAAAGAATAGACTTTCTCGTTTTAGAAAGAAATATCAAGTAACAGGTGATGCACACAATCAAGTACTTGCTGTTAAGGTTCCAGACCCTAATGGTAAAATGCATGATACTTGGATTAAATATGCTGAAGTAGAATATTGGCAACAATGGTACAAAGAAATTGAAAGAGGTTATTGGTATTCTCGCAGTACTGATTCAGTTCTTGGTGCTAATGGTAGACCAATCTATTCAGGTCCTGGTATTCAAGAGCAACTTGAAGATTCTCATATTCATCGTTACACTCACCTAACTGCTACTCTAATTGAAGAGTACTTGATGGACATTTTCTACTCTCGTGTTAAACCTGGTGGACAACGTAAAATCAAAGCATACACAGGTGAATATGGTATGATTATTTTCCATCGTGCTATCCAAGATTGGATGGAGAAAAAAGGTTTCATCCAAGTTGTTGACCAACTATTCCTTAACAAGACTGCTTCTGAATACAATGAAAATGGTCTTGCTGCAGGTTATCAGTTTGTCAAATATCGTATGGCAAATGGTGCTGAACTTGAACTAATCCACAATCCATTGTATGATGACCGTGAGATTAACTTTGAGATTGACCCAGTTACAGGTTATCCAACTGAATCTATGCGTTTTACTTTCCTTGATTTTTCTGGTGAAAAGAATGAATCTAACATCAAAAGAATTAAGAAGAAAGGTGGTATGTCACTAGTTTACACAGCAGGTCTTGTTACACCTTATGGTCCAGTTAACAACAAACTTGCTTCTCACTCAGGTGACTACTATGAAATGCATGTTAAAGACCAATGTGGTATTCACATTGAGGATGTATCTCGTTGTGGTGAACTTATCCTTTCTCGTTCTTAATATATCCTCTTAAAGAGAGGAGGAAACTCCTCTCTTTATTTTAATTATTAAATTGAAATATTTAAAAAGTAAATTATGAGAAATCCAAATTTTGTAGAGTTAAGACCTATTGATTTTAAAAAATGGCATGGTAAAACAGGCAAAGATTCTTTTGCACAAGAACACAGTTCACAGATTTTATATAATCCTAAAACAGGAAAGTATGATACAGGACTAACAGAAGAAGAAATGATTAAGTATGGTTCAATGATGGGTGTTAGTTTAGATGATGTTTTTAATCCTAACTTACCACATCCTTATTGGAGTACTAAAGTTGCTCAACTTCGTTTTCCTAACAAAACACTTATTCTTGATATAACTAAACCATTAGATTACATTAAGGTAAAGAATTATAAAGTATCTCCTTATGTAGCTAATTCAGAAAAAGAATATCAAGAAGGACTATGGCCTAATGCTACACATATTCTATATGATGAATCAGAACATATTGAAATGGAAGCACATAAGCTAAATAAAAAGAAAGAAGCATATAAGATTGCTGACAAACTTACTAAGGAACAGAAAGTAGCTCTTATTCAAATCATTCTTGATATTTCAGTAAGAAAACAATCTAATGAATACATTGATGTTAAGCTTGGTGAAATTATTGAAGGAGAGTTTATTAATGATTTCTTGAAATACTCTAAAGCAGATAAAAACTTTGTGTATGTTAAAGGTATGATTGTAGAAGCACTTTATAAAAATATACTTACTAAAGAAGGTTCAGGAATTTATTATATGTCAGATATTCTTGGTCATAATGTTGATGATGTAACAGAATACTTCCTCAATCCACAAAACCAAGAAATCAAAGCAAGGATTCTTGAAAAGTTAAACTAAGTGAATAATGGATATTAGAGCAATGCATTATGACTTAAAAGTCAAACTTAATAAAATAGATTCTCAGCAATTTAGAAACCTTAGAGTTCCTGAAATTGACTGG